AGGGTCAATAAAAAGACCCCACTAACTATAAATGAGATAGATAAAAGCAATCTAAAGAAGCAGATTAAATTAAAACAAAAGATAAAAGGGAATAAGAATTTACCACCATTCAAAAAAAAATAATGACCATATAATTGTATTTATACATTAATCAAATCTTTCATCGATTGACTTTCATCAGTTTTTATATAGTTATTTTCAATAGTGGAACTACTCGTCCCCATTGCGGTCGCGGTCGCCTTTAACTCATTCATAGGTTCTTTAAATTTATCAGTTAAATATATATTTCTGAGCATTGAAACCCCTATTTTTTTATTAAATATCTTATTTAGTATTCGTGTAATATCATTAACTTTATCTAATGGTTGACCATTATAATGAACTAATAGATATGGATTTTTTGATTTTTTTAATGGATGTAATTTTACATATAATTTTAATAGTTCTAATAATTCTGGTGATATAGGAATATCCTGTAAATTATATGTCCCCTTAGTTTTATAATTATAAAATAAAAATTTATCTTTATCCATGTAATTAAAGTCTCTAAAATTATCACCTAAATCTTTTGGGGTATTTAAATAAATCATTGCCTGATAATCTTTATTTCTTCTGGGTTGTTGCAATGTATATAAACTGAGAACAATGAAATGTAATATATCAGTCCATTCTTTTTCATTTACTTTTTTAAGTTGTAATAGTGGCAATGTCTTATCATATAAATTTTGCCATATTTGCATAACCTCATCCTGAGAAATCCAGTTCTTTGTTTGTGTTTCTGATTTTGAATTATTAACTTTTAAATCCTTATTCATTTGCATCATTAAATTATAATAAAATTTATTCACCATATCAAACCCCTTTAATCCCTTTATTGTGCTAACAATTGAAATTAAATATGACCGCTGTGAGTTTGGTTTTAGATGCTCTATTTTTTTTAATATGTCATCTGTCTTTTTTAGAAAATTATAATTCTTAATTTCTTTACCATCATTCAAACGAATTAGATTTTTTTTATAGGTTTCTTTTGTTGATTCTGTTTGTGTTCTCGCCGACATCTTAAAAAAAAAATATTATTATATTTAGATAATTATATTATATTTCAATTTAAATATTTAATTATAATCCATTTTCAATTAATGTTTTATGTGTGAATGTTAATTTTATTGATGAATTTGTTGTGCCGAATGCAGAGAGCGGAAAGGACTGACCTTCTAAATTAACCCAGTTAACACCTACACTAAATGAATTTAAAACCGATGCCCCTGATAATTTTATAGGCGATGAATAACTATCTAATGATGGAAAATATGAAATAGGCTGTGTAAATGATGAGGCTCCACCAGAACTATAATTAACAAGGAAATCACACAATATAGGACTTACAGAATTATTATTTGAATTGCCTACATTTGCTAATGGCAATGCACTTAATGTTGGATATGCAATTGGCAATGATGCGACTATTTGTAATTTTGCTAAACTACAAAATGCCCATGGAGCCTGAACACTTTGATGAAATTGTATCACAACTACATCAGGGTCTGATGGTGTATATGTAGGAGGGTCTGATTGTGGACTATAGTTATTGCCTGTATTCCTAACATTTAATAAATTGTCAATGCCTGTAGGTGTATTAACATTTGATGATTCTGCTATAAAATCCCACCCTAATAAATACTGTCTATAATTATTATTAAAATAGATATTTATAACTTCATCGCCGCTGGATTGGTCATAAAATGACATTGGATAACAATTCATTGTAAATAGTTGAGTTTGATTTTCCCATCCCATATATGGCGGATTATCTGGAAGTTCCCCACCTGCTAAGGTTGCTAATTGTGTATATGCTGTAGTTAATGCCGTATTTATCATATCGCATATGGTATAATATGAATATACATAGCCCCATCCATTCGTTGGTTGTGTTAATACTGGAGTTGCTGGAGCAGTTGCACTATCTAATGTGTTTATTACCCTTAAATATGTTTGGTCAGATGATAATGCCCCATAAGTTAAAGTAATGCTATAAATGGTATTATATCCATCATTAAGCCCAGAAGTAGTATTTAAAACTGGCGACCATAGTGGTATTAATTGAGTTGAACAGATAAAGCGAGAGACCGAAACATAATAATCGGATGGATTTAAAACAATAGGGGATGACCTATTTACAAATGTTGATAGTGAATTCGCCGTTGATGTGCTTAAACTACTCAAATTGATTTCTAAATCAAAAACAGTTGGAGGAACTCCTGAAGTTGTTGCCATTTTTTTGAATAAGAAATTGAATTATATTTTAATAATTATTTTATATTTTATTATATATATAATAATAAAAAAAATTATTAAAATATTAATCAAATATTTACCTGCAAATTTTCATAATTAAAATATCATGTTGGCATTAGATACTTTAAAGGCTCAAAAAGGTAAGAAGAAACTAAACGGCCGACCTGTGGCACTCGTTCAAGAAGTTGAGGGTGGTAAAGTAGTTGGTATTTTAAAGATTTTAGAAGATTCTGAAGATGGTGAAGAATTAATTGAATTGCCTAAGCATTTAGAATTTAAATTATGCCCAGAAACACGAGATTCTATGATTGATGTCATTATGCTTACTGGGCCGCAGGGGGTAGGGAAAAGCACAATCGCGGCCTCATATTTTAAGGCATTTGATGAAATTTTTGGAGGTGATGAAACTAATAAATTTATTATTAGTGCAGATGATATTGATGACCCTGCATTTTCAGATACACCACATACTCGTATTGTAGTAGATGATACATGGGATGAAGCACCGCCACAATTAGAAGACTTTATTAATGAAAATGGCCGTAGCATCGTGTGCTTTGATGATATTGAGGGCTGTAAAGCAAACAAAAAAAGAGCATTAGCATTAGAAAATTTAATAGAACGAGTTTTAACACAAGGGAGAAAACACGGCATAAACACATTAATGGTATCTCATTTAGCCGCATCCGGTAAATCCACAAGGCATATATTAAACGAGTTAAATACATTCATTTATTTTCCACGGTTGGGTAATGGGAGAAATATTCAGTATTGTTTAGATAAACATATTAATATGAGCAAAGAAATGAGAGATTATTTAAAAAATAGTGATTGGGGTCGTTCCGTTGTTATTAAAAAAAATTGTCCAGAAATGATATTAGGACAACATCGAGCCGCAATTTATGACCATGATGATGTAGCGAGTGCATTAAAAAAGAGGTCAATAATAGATAAGAAAAGGGCAACTATGGAAGCCGAAGAGATGTTAGGCCTCAGATAAAAACTCATTTAAATAATAAAAGATATAGCAATATATAAAACATATAAAAACATATAAAAACATATAAAAACATATAAAAACATATAAAAACATAATGCCAGATTATAGCAATGGAAAAATTTATAAAATTGTATGTAATATTACCGGAGAACAATATATCGGAGCCACTATACAAAAATTAAGTTATAGACTTTCTAACCATGTAAGACATAAAAACACAGAAAAAAAATATAAATCAAAAGACATCATTTTAAGAGGAGACTATCAAATTGTATTAATTGAAAATTATCCATGCAATAATAAAGAAGAATTAGAAAAGAAAGAAAGGGAACATATTGAAAATAATATATGTGTTAATAAAGTTATACCAACAAGAACAAAAAAAGAATGGACTTATGAAAATAGAGATGTGGCCAACGAAAGAGCAAAGTTATATAGGAAAACTAATATAGAAGATGTAAAACAATATGAAAAACAATATAGAGAAAAAAATAAAGATAAAATTAAAGAATATTATGAGAAAAATAAAGATGAAATAAATAGGAAAAAAAGAGAAAAAAGAGAAAAAAATAAAGATGAACTTAATAGAAAACAAAGAGAATTAAGAGCAAAAAAGAAATTAGATATCCTCCAAAAAACTATTTAAATAATTTATATTTTCATTTAAATCGGTTGAATCTCCCCATAAAATATATGCACTTAGTAAAGATGGACTCATCGTAAGATTATCTATTAATTCTTTCTCTCTTGCACTCCCATAGTGTCTTTTCCACCAATTAAGCCTCTTTTTTTTGTCCCCATGGTCTATATATGTGCCATCTTTAAAATGCTTTAAACCAAAATCAACATTTTGATGTATTATATTACCATATGCATCATTTTTTTTGATTATAACCCTAAATCTTTTATTTTTTTTAGGTGATGCTGAAATAGAAATAATTTTCATTTTTTAAAATTGTTATATATATATAAATATAATGAAACATAAAAAAATATTTAGTTTTTTCAATATGATTATGTAATTTAATATTGAACATATTTAAATTTTGTTGATTTAGGTTAAAGAAAAAATTTCATAATTATTTTTAGAATTTAAATAATAATTATGTATAATAAAAATAAAATATAGTCTTTCTTCACTCGATATATATTTAATATAAATTTCTTTTCTCTTTCCTCTTTGTTTTTCCTACCTATAAATTATTATTTGAATTAATTAGAAAATATTATTCCAATTTCTAACAAGCACAACCTTTTTTATTCTTCTTGTCATCATTACTTATATCTATTGTCGAAGGACCTGGAAGTCTAATATTAGGATTATACTGTTGAACACTAGATGTAGAATCAATAGAGCTTTGCCTTGAGGCTCTATCTTTGTATTTCAAGTAATCTTTGTATAAAATTTTCGCAGCTTCAATGAAAACATTTTTTGCATTGTACCCATTTTTAGCTGAGGTTTCTATGTATAAATCCAGATTGTTATCGTTTCTATACTGTTCAGCAACTTCCTTGTTTACTTTTCTTTTCTCTTCGAGGTCAGTTTTATTTCCTATCAAAAAGACTTTTACATCAGGATTGGATTGCATTTTTAAGTCTTTCAACCAGGAGTCTATATTCTCAAATGTTTCTTTACTAAAAATCCGAAATATTTTTTTAATTAAATTTTTTTACTTGTCTATTGAGTATACCATCATTGCCAACGAAGAGTTTCTATAAAAATTTGTAATCAAAGATCGATATATCTCTTGCCCGCAAGTGTCCCAAATTTGCAATTTCACAACCTTATCATTTATCTTCACATTAAAAGTGAAAAATTCAAAGCCTACGGTTGCTGAGTAGTGATTTTCAAATAAATTTTTTGTTGCTTTCATCGTAAGACAAGACTTACCG